TTAAGCTGACAATAACCAACGATCACCTGAATTGAATCGACTATATAAATAATGTCAGCTTTTACCGTTGGATTGAATGTACCGTCTACTGAATTAATGTCGAAGATCATGCTAAATACCTTAGCTGCTTCTTTGCTATTCGGAACGGTGATACTTTTGGAATACGTTGCGCTCCGTTTTTCAGGCTCTTTAATATCAATGATCGACCTAGTAAAAGACGGGTCTAAACTTCTCGATAATGGTATTTCGTAACCGTTAATAAATAATTGTTCTCTCATTATCTTCGTTGTCTAAAGTTATCCGATAGTTCAATTTCAATCGAGAAATTAAACGTCTTATCAATACTATCTTTGCGCTCATTCCAAGTGGCTGACCTAATTATGCATGGCTTGAAATTATGCACTCCTGAACCATCTACAAATTCTAAATAAACCTGTGGACTAAATGATAATTCTTTAAGCCAGTCGTTTGTCGCTTGGTCAATTAAACCGCTTTGCAAATTGATTGTTTCGTTAAACTTGATATAGTAGTTTATTTTATTCTCCGTTACGTGGTTGTAAGTCAAGCCACTTGACGTTAATACGCTCTTATTAGTGATGTAAGACTTGCGTTCACCACTTGCTTGAACTTTGCTATCTGCTTTGAAGTTGAAAGAATCAAATGCTCCGTATTCATTCTCAAAATGGATTCGGTACGTTTCATAAAAACACTCTGAATCTATATCAAAATATAAAATTTCACTTAAAGGAATACCACCTATTTTGAATAGTTGAACGGTATAACTTGCAACTGTTGGAATAATTACAGGTTGTGCGCCTAATAAGAATACCCCTGTAACGTTGTTCAAACTTTGTGGACTTGTAGCAACTGAATTTAAACGGCTTTGATCTAATATAGTGCTTGCCGTATTCGGCATCCTGAACGTGTCAATCAATACACCACTTGAACTGTATGTCTTTACCTCTGAATAATCTACGTCGCTCGGAACGCTTGTCATGTACCAATGCCATCCTAGCTGATCAATGTAAACTTTGTTCGTTTTTTGATTTGTTAAAAATTCACCAGCATTCATTGCAAGGCAAAGATAATCTTCAAATTCATTTGTATTAAAGAAATCAATAAACCTGTGGTGTTCTAAACTTGAACCCCATGCGTATTGTGTTTCCCCTAAATACTCGTTAGGGTATTCAACAATTGGATCATCTACCGTTAACCTGTACTCCTCGCCATACTCAACAAAGAACTTTATAATCGCATTATCAGTTTCCCTAATTGCCGCCGTGTCGTCATACGGTGGTATATTTTCTTTTACGTAGTTCTCAATTATAGAATGTAGGTCTTGCCTTCCAAACCCTTGAACGGGATCAGGATTAACTTTTGTGCGCTTTACAACCGTTACTCCACCAATGTAATCGATTATGTTAATATCAAAGATATAACGATAATCAGGTTTTGTTCTAATTGAATCATCAGACTGGTAAATAACCACATTCATTGGATTGTAAACAGGATTGAAATCTTTCACATCTGTTTTAAGTACTAATGCCATCTATTGTATTTTTTAAACTAATTTCTACTTCTCTCGCTCCTGCCTTCTCTAATTTCTTGACTAATCCTGCAATCAAATCTTCGTTAACCACATTGCTAAAGAAATTGGTCGCCCTCTTCCCTTGTCTAAATATTGATTCACGCAAAGCGAATGGATTGTAACCATTGAATGTTGACCAATCTTTAATTGCGCTAATTGGTGGCTTCTTGTCCTTATAACTAAACGGGCTATTTGTATTTTTAACTGCCCACGCTGTCCCGTCAGCTTTTACACCTCCTACACCTTGTACACCTAAATCAATGAACTCCCAGTAGTCCTCCATTAACATTTCAAACTTATAAGCGGATCCAAGAAATTGAATATCGAATACGATTGATTGATACAAATTCTTTGGCGTAATTCCATGAACTGCCGTGTCTAATGACCTCCTTAACGCTTCTTGTAATTCATTACCAAAGTTCTGTAATACACCCGAAATAGTTTCATCATCCCCCAATAATTGAAGGTCTGCATCATCTAAATCAAATAAATTACTTGCCATGTCTTATTTCATTTTTTATTCGCTCCCTTTCCATCTCCTCGGCTTTGACTTCATTTTCAATTAGTAAATATTCTAACTTACTAAGGAAGTCTATTAAGTTCCTTTCGGCTGTTGCATCCCAATTCTCATTCAATTGTTCGCTGACATCCTTTATTGTTTTATACCAGCCGTATCTTTTTCCAAGTCGGTTAGCACTTCGCTTAGTGTCTTGTTCATCTTCGTTAGTTGATGGTCTGAATAGATTTCTAAAATTTGCATGAGTTCTTTCGAGAGCTTGAAAAAAAAAACACAAACAGGATTAGCCATACTCATTGGTATATCCTTAAACCTCTCTAGTACTTCAATAGTTTGGCTATCATCAAACTTGATAAACCGCTTCTTAAACCATCCATATTTAAACGGCTTCGCTAAATGAAATAATAGTATGTGTAGGTTCAAATCTAAATCCTTTGCCGCTGTCATCACACCCGCATATTGACCCGCTGTTAACTTTGTAGGATCTAATTCAAACTCATAATAAATACCGTCAATCTTTACCTTTGGAATTAACACCGTTGGCTTCTCACTTTGGAATAAAGCGTTAACCTCATTTAATACGTTTAAAGGTATCTCTGCCGCTTCATCCTCTGAACACTCAAAAGTTAATGCGGCTAGTTTTATTAATTGATCTACCGTTGTTAATTGATCTGTATTCTCTTTCCTTGATAGCTTAACACGTTCGATATATTTTCGAATCGTAATGTCTGACCATGATTTTGGTTGCTTCATATTCTTTATAACAATTTATTTTCGTATTATGTTAACGGCTTATGTGATAAACTCCGCTTGATTTCATTGTTTTGTGAGATTCGTTGCAAATCGCTCGGCTCATTACGTAATCGTCGTGCAGTCCTGTTGGTGCGCTGTACTTGATTTGTCTAGTCTTTAGGTTGTATTCATAAGTGAACGTTTCAAGTTCGGCTATCTGCCAATCCTTACCTAGTATTCCAATCTCTTTATTCTCAAAGGCCACAATTAGATTCTCAACTATTGCTTGTTTACTTTTTGACGTGGTGACAAATGGCTTTACCTTTGCTTTGTTGTAAGATACTTTATCCCTTATCTGCTCGTATATCGCATCCTGTGCGCCGTTGGATTCAATTAATACGTTCGGCTTGTACTTATTCAATGCCGTCACAACGTTGTTAATTATAGTTGACCATTCCAAATGCCGCCAACGATCGCAATAAATCTCTCTGTTGTTTTGGTCGACTATTGTTAATACGGTGTAATCGTCCGCTCGTCCTAAATCCACCCCTGCAAATAGTGTCCTCGTTTCTTCGCCAATATCTATACATTCCTTTATATTTCTAAATACGCTTGAACCATCATCTAAGAACTCGGCCAAGTATTCTTGTTTGAAAATGTGCTCAGGAAGTGAACGTCTTGCATCTTCTATCTCTGACCGCTCAATGTGTGGGTTGTCGTAACTTGTACCAAAATATGAATGATAATTGACGTTATCGTTTGATTGATTAAATATCTTATAAAACTGATTCTTACCTCTTGGAGTAGATAGCAATAGAACCTTCTTACCTTTGACTAATACTGTAGCTTTTAGGACCTCATCCCATGCTTCGGGCTTGAAGTATGCCATTTCGTCACATATCAAAGCGTCAAATGTTTCGCCCCTGATGGAATCGTAGGCTTCCGCTGAATAGAATAGGATAGTCGAACCCGTTACAAATGTGATAGTAAGGTCTGCATGATTGGCAGCTATGATAAATGGATTCTTTCCCATTGCTCGAACTATCTCTTTAAATACCTTCTTACATTGCTTGTAAGTTGGTGATACCCAGCCTATTTTCCAATTGTTGTCAATAGCCCATTTCACCCCTTGATTCTCGCCTAGTAAAGTCTTGCCAAACTGACGACCAATCGAAACAACAAAGTATTTCCCTTGCCCGCTTATGGCTTCGTGGATCTCTAATTGTTTTGGATGTGGTTTGTAAAGCGTTAATCTGGCCACGTTGGTTATCAGTTAGTTAGTCTACTTGTTGCGCACGTGGGAGACTATCCCCATTCTGTGTTGTGGCTTGTGTCTTTCGTCTCTCGCTTTTCAGGCTCATTAAGTCCTAGCATCTTTGCCAAACTCTCCAACGCTCGCAACTTATCTGCATTCTTGGTTTGTTGCATAATTCTAAAGAACGCTTGTTTGTCCTCTGACGACAATTTATTATCCTTACCTAGCTTAAATGTATAGTCGGCGTCTGATATGATTTCAAGGTAGCCTTTAATGATAAATGCCCTATCAATCCCGTGTTGTTGCTGGTCTTGTTGTTGGATTTCTTCAACCCTTGCCTTGATATTGTACTCAGCAAGCATGTGTGAAGCCTTTGACGCAATCCAGTCAGCTCCTTTGTCGTTAACATCATAAGCCTGTCTATAAGCTTCCGATTGGTTGCCTAATTTAACGACGAGTTGAGCAAATCGCTCTTGCTTTATTGTTAACGGTTTACTCATAAAGATTCAAGTTCTTCCATTAATTCGTATCGCCTTTTCCCTTTACAGTTCAAGCCTTTCCCCACGCAATAAGTTTTGAACGCTCCCCAAGGCATTGATTCGGGTTGTTCGTAGTCAATAGCCTGTGGAACTGCTTTAAACTCAATTATTTGAGAATCGTAGATGTTAATCCAATTGTTCAACTGTTTAGTCATTTCGCTGATACAACTACCGCATGATAGGTCAACGGTTGGAATGTCAACAGCTCGTTTTTGTCTGCCGTATATCCTGACTGATTCCTTAACCCTTAATTCGTTGTAGATTGGGATTAGTTCTTTCGCTACTTCAAGAGATACGTTACCTTTCCCTTGAACGTTTAATTCAATACGCTGTCTATACGGTTCAATTTGCTTTAAGAAAGTCATATTGAAAATAGTGTTATACCTTGGTAAATTAAATAGCCTGCTAAAGCTAAAGTAATTAATGCTACAATTCCACCTATTACAGTTGGTTTTTGATCTTCGTTTGTTGTCATATTTTTTGTGTTAGTTTGTAAAATAAAGGCATGCCTAAGTAAATAGGCTCTAATGTTATTAAAGTAATTACTAATCCACTCCAGAAAGATAAGCAAAATAAACAATTAAACGGCTTAAAATCTAACTTTAGTAGAATAGGGTGTTCCATATCCATTTTATAGTATATCACTCGTTCGTAGATGTGTAAGGCCGTTAGTGTTAAGATTATTATTGTCATAATCTACTCATTTATCTAGTTCTTTTTGATAATCCAAATTCATTTCCGTAATTTAGTTAAAATAAAATCAAACCTTTCCTTTGCGTGTTGTCTGCTTATCCCTGTTGAACTTGAAACCCAACTTGCATTTAATCCTCTGTCTAAAAAAGCTTTAAGCCATAGCCTATCAATGTGTGATAAGTCGCTATTGGTGATAATATCCTTTAGTTCTAAATGGTAATTCACATCAGCC